CAGTCTGACTCGAAAGCTTAGACTGTGAATCTTTCTACCATGCGCCTCATTTCCTTTCTTCTTACCTTTGTACCATTCGCGATACTCCGCTACTTGTGTAGCTATAAGCTCTCTTCTCATTGTTTTATCCTATTAGTCTCTCAATATGAGAGCATCGTTTCTGTTTGTGGTTGTTGGTAGAACCCTCGCTTGTGATAGTCCTCTGTTGCCTTTTCAAGGGCTTTACTGTCGCGCTCTGGATGGAAGTAATGGCCCCAACCAAAGCCTTCTGACTTTGTATTGGCCAACCATGTGACAAACTCACCGCGCCACTTGACCAATACAATAAACAAATAGTAATCATCTTTATGATCACTATATTTCTTCATGTTCAGTAGCTCGGCACTCTTGTTGCCTGCCATCTCTTTTACTATATCTTCTTGTGTCTTTTCTTCTGGCATCTTTAGGCTCCTGCCTCGTGAATGATAATAAAAATAACTACGAATAGTATCCATAGTTGACATATTGTTTCGCACTGTGGTTGTTCATACATAATGTAAAGGGGGTGCCTGGCATACACCAGGCACCCCACTTCAACTATGCTTGAGCTACTTTGACAAGCTGCGGTACCAGCATTCCGGCCCGCCTTTCAAAGACATCCCGTTGGATATCATTGAGAGTATGCTCATGCGCTGCCCTTGTGACAGCGTTCACAAGGCTATCAAGGGTATCACCCCCACCTTGGTTCTTAAGGCTACTCAAGAGCCACTCAAGGTGTACATCCTTAGCGATGTCCTTGCCGAGCTTACCTTCAAGAACCATGAAAGACAAAGCCTCGTCCACAGTAGAGAACCTCTGTCCAAAGAGCTTGACGCTATTGATATCGGTCTCACCAAGAATACCCCACTCATCGGCGAAGTGAGCAAAGACTTCCTGGCTTTCTTCTGTCATCTCATTGAAGCGATTAACAACATTATCCATACCACCCTTGTGGACAATCTTAAATCCACGAGCCTTGGCAATGGCAATGATTATCATATTCAAGCACTGGTTCCACCAAGCCTGCGGGTCACTGATAAGAGCACCACCAGCAGCATCATTGCTCTTGGTCCTGAAGCCTACCTGGAATACATCTCCAGCAGCAAAGTCTACAATGTCTGAAGGAGCATGGTAGGTAGCATCAATAGAAAGAGATGTATTTACTGCATCGTATACAATCTCTCCCCGATATCCCTTGCCACCAAGCGCCTTGCCTACCGCTTCAACAACCTTGTCACCATCAAACTGGGAGTACTTCTCTGTGACAGCAGCAAAGATACTGCGATGGTCACCAACCTGCCTCGTTCGAAGCATTAGGTTCCCAACAGCACCGGCAATATCCTTATTGAAGTTGTATGCCCTACGGTCAGGCTCCATTTGCATTAGGTATTGGGCAGCCCGAGGGAACAAAGAGTCTTTCTCGGTACTACCATACTGATCATCATAGTCTTCATATAGACCAACGCTTCCTCGAGACCTTGCAAGCAACGTGGTGAATCCCTGCTCTTCAAGCATAAACTTTTGTCCAGACTCAACAACAAGCCAACCATCGTCATCCATGCGGAGCTTCCCAGCACCTACCAAATGATCCTCTCTCTCTTCTTTATTGAACACTTCAATAAACTCTTCACCAGCATCTTCAATAAGCGGCTTGCTGTCCCACTCATTCTTACTTGTCTTGAGGTTGTCATACCCAGCACCTATGACGGTAGTGCCACGCTCATAGCCAGCGGTGGTGCTATTCGGAATCCCACCAACCACAATGTTACTTCCTGGAGGAGAGATACCAATGCTCATGAGCATATCAATGTGCCTATCCTGCCTATCCCTTGCCTCTTGACTGAAGGTACCAGCATCCACGGTCCTTGGGCCACCATTAGAAACAACAGGCTTAGTCTTTTCTGGATCAATACTAATGGTCCCGGAATCTTTCCAGTCACCATCAGTTGGACCAGACTGGCCAACGTCAGTAAAGAAGTCATCTAAGTCATCATCAGATGGATCATCTTCTTGAGTGTTTGCTGCTTCAGCAAGGGCAGCGTCGGGGTCACTTTGAATGTATTCCATATCAAAAGAAAAAGAATCCAAGCTATATGGTTTCTCACCATAGCCGTCGTCGCTACTAAGCCAGTCCACAATCTGATTAAAGAAACCTAAATCTTTATACCAAGATATATGATTGCTTGAGATTGTACGTGGAGGCATATCATCTGTGATACTTTCGGGACTGATTGGGGTAACCAATGCACACTCGTCGTCATCATATCCAACGATACATGCCACTACACGATTCTTCTCTTTTGACAGCATTTGATCTAATTCCTTTATAATCTTTCCTTTACATCCATCATCTGCATACCTTTTCATTGCGTCATCCGGGTCTAAGCCGGAGTAAACGACACCAGATGGACTCTTATAAGATACAGTCATTGTATTTCCTTGTTGTTTATTGATGCTGACTGATTCACCAACCGACCACCGGCTGGATTCTATTATTATAGCACGGCCCCCCCGGTAGTTGTCAAGCTCTCGAGGAAACCGGTGCTTTAACCTGCACTTTAGGCTGGGGCGGGTGGATTCGAACCACCATTTTCTGGGTAACAACCAGACGGGTTGCCTATTAAACCCTACACCCCAGTACCATTAAGCACATAGATTAGCTTTAAATACTAATCTTCTTCCTTTCTCTTGTCTTAAATCTTTAATAGATTTATATACATCTACCTCTCTTATTCTAATAAGACACTGTTCATATGTATCATATACAAATGATGAACCATCGTTCTCTACTATGAACTCATACTCAATCATGTCATCTCTATTGATAATAATATAGTGCCTCGTTACTTCCCTACGCGCTTCCGAAACGCGCGCCTCCTCATTCACATTCTTTTGGGTCATGGCAAATACCGCACGCGCCGCATTTTGTACAAGGTTTCTCCACTTCATTATCTACGCGCCTAAGTTTATCGCATGCGTCACAAGTATATAAGAATGCTTTGTCGTATGGCTTCAGTTCACCCATCACTCACCTCGCAATCGAGTTCACGCAGCCAAGCCTCGGCTCTGGTCCACCAAGACCTCGCTTCTTTAATGCCTCTTAGGTCTCCTATACCTGCGTTATCTGCCTCGGCCTCAAGCCCACTGACAACCTCTTCTCCCTCTCTCAAGAGATCGAGAAGGCCAGGCAATGCTGCGATCTTGCGAGCAGTTGCTTCATCCATCACTCACCTCCGTTTCGCATTGAAAACTCTAGGTCGGATACGGTTGCCAGGGCTTCACGCTCCTCTTGCCTCCTTACCATGGTCTTAATTCCATCTAGATGTTCTTTGGTTCTTGCTACCTTCTCCACATGCTGAAGAAACCTTGACCTATTGAACCGGCCATTGGATTCAGCAAGATGCTCACACATCTTATCTATAATGATTCTTCTTTCTTCTGGATTGGAGATTAATCCAAGTACATCTGCAATAGCTATGAAGTCTTTTCTTGTCATTGTAGTATTCCTTTTATAGTAAAGCTGGGTACGGATTGGCTGCTGCCCACATGGAAATGTGTACGGAGAAGCAACAACCAATCCGCCCCAGGGATTTGTTCTAGCTGTTGTCTTCAATAAGACCGTCGGCCACCAGACCACGCACAACATAGTACGCAACCTGACCATTCATGGAACGCATCTGGCTATTAGATGCCCTTCGCACTCCATCCTTAATCTCGGGGCTAAGCTTCACCAGCACAGACTGGGGAGACCCGGCACCATTAGACACCTTGGTTGTCTTGGTGCTCTTCTTACGACGAGGCTTGCGTACAACCTCAACCTCTGTTTCAGTAGGCATACTCACTCCACTATTGTTTGTTGCTTTATCGCTACCGGACCACCACTGGCCGGACCCATATCTTAGCAAAACCGCTACAGCCTGTCAAGCGATTCGCTATTGTTCCGCTTCAACCTCGCTTTCTGCCTGGTCACGAAACGCATCAACTTCGGCCCCAGTTAGGCCAGCATCTGATAGCACTTTATCCATTAACACACCAGCAGACGACTCAAACTGTACCCCTTTATCAAACGCATCGTTAAGCATCCTTACATGTTGTGCCCTAAACATTCTTTCTATTGAGCCAACCATCCTCCAATTACATAAGTATCCTTGGTTCCACCACTGTGGACATAGGCGCGCAAGCATAGATGCTGAGTGTTGATAGATACTTAATGCTACTTCTTGAGATATGATTGGTACTTTATTCTCAAGTAAAGAAGCAAGCTCTATTAGCTGTGCTGCCTTCTCTGCATCAAGAGCAAGAACAAGAGAAGATAATACAGCATGTCTAATGGTTGGGCACCTTGGGCTTAGTAAGTCAGACGCGCGCCACTCCTCATAGACACCATGGGCAAAGTCTTCATGTGTCTTGTCATAGCCAAGAGAGGCGGCATCAAGGATTCTTTCATCAACTAACGCGCGCAGGATTGACCAGTATCTTCTAGTAGATTCCTTATAGATCTTTCCAACTCTGTTTGGAGTAATCCTATCAAGTACGGCACGCGCGCAGGCGTCCGCCCACTCCGTTATCTCCGCGCTGTCCGCGCACGAGCGTGGCGTTTCAAAATAGTTTGGCATCACTATGCGCTCATGCCACCAGAGCTTCCCATTCCTTAGCCAACAGAAGTATGGGTTGTATCCAACCACGCAAAGGAACTGATCCCCAACACCAACCCTTACTGGACCAGCACAGAACACTGGAAACTTCATGGTGTAAGTTCTTTCTGTTGTGCCCCTCTTGGTTTGGCTTGAATAGAACCACCCAACCTGCCTTCCTGTATACGGCTCCCTCTTGCCGTCTTCTATTCCTTTGAACACTTCAACAGTTCCATGTGGAATGTCATAGGTAGGTGTGGTCTGCTTTTTAAACGCGCTTTTCTTTCGATCAGCCATTGGCAGCATCCATCAAAGACACATACTCTTCTGATGTTAGTTCTAAAACGTCCCTAATCTTTCCCATAGTTTGCCTACTCGGAAGCCTAAACCCACACTCGTAATGACTGATCACTGGCTTAGAAACACTAATAAGCTTCCCAAGGGCCTGTTGCGTCAAGCCAGAGCGGTGCCTGAAGCCTCGCAGCAGACCACCAAAACCAAGTTTCCCCCTGTGGTTTTCGCTGGACAACGCACACTCCGGTTGACAGGACTACAGCCCGGATGCTATCATGCGGCTAACCGATGGGCAAGTCGTCGGGAAAGAAAATCATAAGGAGAAACAGTGAAACCAGGTGATGTGGTTGGGCTGCACCCAACTGAGATTGAACGTATTGTACTAGGAAGTTTATTATTATCTTCCGGCAGATATCTAGATGAAGTTGGTGATGTTCTAAGAGAGTATCACTTCTATTCTAGTCAACATAAAGAGATATATAAGTGGATATATACTCAGTATTCTAATAATGAACCAGCAGATTGTGCTATATTAGTTAACTCTTTTGGTTCAGATGGTCATAATAAGTATGGTGATATAGCATATATATCTAGACTAGGTGATAATGCTGTAGATAAATACTCTTTAAGTTCATATGTAGATAAGTTAGTTAACTCATATAAACTAAGAACTCTTCAAGATACTATAAAGAACATAGGCTCTAAGTTAACTAAACTAGAAGATACTCCTAGTGAGATTCTTAAACTAGCTGAGTCTAGCATACTAGACATAACTTCCTCTGATGGTTCAACTTCTACCATCATCTCTCTTGCAGATGCTTGCAAGGAGAGGAAGACTAGGTGGGGAAAGATCCTAGCTGGAGATGACACTGAGTACGTTCCAACTGGGTTTGGAAGCATTGATAGGCACTACCATGGCTGGCCAAGGGGCTACATGACTGTGATTGGTGGGAGGCCAGAGGTAGGCAAGACAATGTTCCTTGTATCTGGCGTTCTTAGGGCAGCAGAGACAAGCATCCCACAAGGAATCCTGTCTATTGAAATGCCAAGGTCAAGGCTTGTTGATCGCATGGCTACTATCAAGGCTGGCATGTCAGTAAACCAGCTTCATGGTGGTGATGAAGAGTCAATGGATGTGCTGTCAGAAGCAACCGACAGCCTAAGCTCACTGCCTATTTATATTGATGATAGTTCTGTAGATGCCCTTGCTGTTGAAAGCTCAATCAGAAGGATGGTTAGGCAGCATGGCTGCAAGGTTGTGTGGGTAGACTACCTTCAGCTAATCAAGGCACCAAAGAAGCACCGTGGTGGCAACAGAACCTGGGAAGTAGATGACATCAGTGAGATGCTTCGTATGGTTGCAAAGAAAGAAAACATTGCAGTCATAAGCCTCATTCAGTTGAACAGATCTGTAGAGGACTCGGTTGTGAACCGGCGCTCTGGCGTCCCAATGCAGCACCACTTCCGTGGTAGCGACAAGCCACTGCATGATGCTGCCCTAGCCTTTGGTCTCTATAGACCCTTCATGTACAAGGCTCCAAAGAAGCCAACCTCAAAGAAGAAGTATACAAATGAAGAGCTATCGGACATGCATCAACCGTTTGAGTTGGTCTCTCTAAAGAGCAGGGACCACTCAAAGAAAGACGTTGTGTTTTGGTCTAGACTTAAGGTGCAAAGAATTCATGATGATCATGACGAGGGCTTCTCTCCTCCTGACTGGGGCTTTAATGACCCACGCCACGATGGGACTATGTCTAAATCATCTAGTGATAATGGAGTACAGGAGGCGTACAACCTGTAGCGCCTCGGTTTGTTGGTCAGTCGTCGGCTCGATTCTTGAGGTTCAACCTCGGGTTTCTCGTCTTGGCTTGACACGAAAGTTAACCTCGTGATAGGGTTCGTCCAGTGGCGACAGGAAAGTTCAAGCGGCTACAGCCTGAGTTGCCACCCAAAGAATGGTGGTTTCGTCTACGGTTAATGGCAGAAGCAAGGGGCATAACCCTTGTGGAGTTATCCAATGAAGTAGGAGTTCATCTACAAACATTAAAAGCATATAAGAAAGCAAAGAGAATACCATCCGCAAGCTTAAACCTAAGGTTAATGATGGCTTTAGGTATAACCTGGTCGCTATTCACAGCAGATAGGCCTGCATTTATAGCGGTCATAAAGAGAATGAAACTAGAAAGGATATAAAATGAAGATCACAGATAAGAACTGGAAGAAGACTCACGAGGATCTTACCCGACCCTTTGGGGATGCTGACGTTTACTGGCGTGTAGAGCGCGCCTTCGGTAGGAAGGCAATGGTCCTATGCTACCTCGACGCCAGAGCCCTTCAGAACCGCTTAGACGACGTTCTTGGGGCAGAGTCTTGGACCTGCACATACAGGGAAACAAGTAGTGGTAAGAACATCTGCACTCTGTCCATCAAGATCAATGGTGAATGGATTCCAAAGGAAGATGGTGCTGGCGACACTCAGTTTGAAGCTGCCAAGGGTGGTATCTCTGGTGCGCTCAAGCGTGCTGGTGTTGCTTGGGGCATTGGCCGCCACCTCTATGATCTTGGAAACACATGGGTAGATCTCCAAGAGGAGAAGCTACGGGTAGAAGACAGGTACAAGATTACCCATAAGGACAAGGAAACCAGGAAGTACCTGTTTGCTAAGGCCCCGAGCGTTGAGTTTCTTCAATCACACTTGTTCCCAGATGGGCCAAAGTACGCAAGGATTGGTCCCAAGGTTGTGGATAAAGAAGAAGAAAAGAAAGAAGAAAAGAAAGAAGAACCTAAGAAGGAAGCACCAAAGAAGAAGTCCACACCCAAGAAGAAGGCGGCACCAAGGCAGCCCGGGGGCCACCCAGCCGGTCACGCGGCTGTTGCTGATGAAATATCAAAGTTCATTAGCAGGGACGACCCACCGAAGAAGAGGGCACAGCAAAGGATCAAGCTTGTATTCCAGAAGGGAAACATCCCAAGGGAAAACCTACACAAGACGATGCGTGCAGCAATGGCGAAGTGGGAAGACGGCAAGCCAACAGGGTTTGGTTTTCAAAGCCCACTAGAAGCAGAAGAAGATCTGTTTGTTCAAGCATCCATCAACATCCTGAACTGGTTTGGATTTGGTGAGCTTGAGCAGCGAGTAGACCAATACATCGAGTGGCACTACCAGAACAATGGCGACTACGACGAAAACATGGCCCCATTCTAAGGAGAATAGAAATGATTTATCGCGTATCGTTTTATAGAGAACATGTAGATGACATCGATCCCGACGATGATGACTTCAATATCGGCGAAGGTGGCAACCGAGGCTACCAATACTTTGGAAGCAAGGCTGATGCGGTCACGTTCGCAAAGGAGATCTGGTTCGACGGGGATGGGTACACCTATAGCTGGAAAGACTTGATCAATGAGTACCCACAGAAGACACCAAAGAACAAAAACGAATTGCTCAATCTCTTAAACCATTGGGCTTCCCACCCAGACAATGGGTGATCTAGATAAAACAAAGGAGATATAAAATGAAGCTAGCAAAAGGACAGAAGGTGAGGTGGGTTGGCCCCCCGTGCCCAGTCCGAGGTGAACGAGGTATCGGGGTTGTGACCTATGAAACCTGGGAGAATGGCTGCTATGTCAAGTGGCCAGATGGATTTGAGGAGCCGTGCCACCATTTCAACTTGGAGGCACACAACGAAGAAGACACAAAAGGAAAGACACTAGTAGAAGTATTTGAAGAAGAAGAGAGAAGCCTAAGCCCCCCAATGAAGGGGGCATTGGTCTATATGTTTACACTTGAGGCAGAGTGTAAAGACACCGGAATGTGCCCCAATATAGCGAAGTCACAGTCTACCTCTATCCGTCTGGGGGGCCCAAGTGGGCTTCGATTGCATGTCCTAGATATTCGGCCACGGTTCAGGCGGTATGCGTCAAGCACCCTGCGTGCCCTTGTTCGTCGTAGACTAATAGAAGAAACCATATGCAAGCTGGACTATGAGACAAAAGAGTACAGGCTTACTGATGCTGGTAGGTCTGTGGCCGAGGGGCTTAAGCGATGACTGCAAGGAAAAACAACTCAACCCGCTTCACCCCAAGACAGCGAGAAGTCCTGCAAGACTATCTGGAGATCTATAGCTACAACAGCACGGCACCGAGCATCGTGACGAGGCTCGATGCGCTTGGAGCATCCGACATTGCGGGGAAGCTGTGGTACCGGAGGTTTGAGATCTGGTGCGAGGCCATGAACAGAAGTGGGGCGCTCGCCAGCGAAGCCGCGCAAGACGCGAGGTCCAGCCGGCACGCCCATATGATGGCAAGCCTCTACGTCAAGCTCTTCAACCATGCCGTCGAAGGCGGCTGTGCAGTTCGCGAAGCACCGGCTGATGCAGCGTGCGAATCCAACTGGAGGTTCTAAATGACTGCAAGGAGAAAGAAGAGCACAATAGGAAAGCGCTACCCAATCCTATTCAGCGAGCACATGGTTAACTCTACGTTTGATGGAACAAGGACACAGATTAGAAAGAACGTTGTTTTCAACAAGGGATTTGAGAAGCCACTGCCGTTTATGTGGGACGACAAAGACTGGTGGATGGGAGACATTACCCTTCAAAGAAAGCCTGGTGACGCTGCTTGGTGGTGGGTGTCCGATAGAACAGTAAGTAAATATGTGGCAGCAAACCCACAATATGGTGGTCCTGGGTCTTTGTTGTATGCAAAGGAGCAGTGGTCTGATGTTGGACCACGAAACAATGAGCACATCATCCACCGCTTTGGGCCAAGCAATGGAATAGAAGACGATCTAAAAGTAGACTGGAAGCTTTCAATCTCTATGAAAAAAAGAGATGCCAGGCTGTGGCTTAGGATCAGATCCATTAGGGCTGAGACGCTACATGCTATAACTAACGAAGACATGAAGCTATCTGGCTTCAATAATCTAGAAGAGTTTAAGCAGCACTGGCGCAGCGCCTACTTTCGTTCGAGCTTGTGGGAAGATAACCCATGGGTGTGGGTGATTGACTTCACAGTAGACAACAGGATGACAAGAAGATGAGCTTCAAACATGTATATCCAAACATTACACAAGTCATTGGATACTTAAGAGACGCAAAGAAGATTGGAGAAGCGAAAGGAGGTGGACCAAAAGTAAGAGCAATATTGTACAACCCAAGCGTAAAGCATGAGACATTTGACCTGCTTGTACCTGTCATTGCATTTGGAAGATGCGGAGAAAGCGTACTTGAATGCCACGAAGCCGAGTGCCTTACGTCAGTTATTGGAAGGATCTGTATGGCAAAGAACCCACGGGGCTCCAGAGTGGAGATTCTCTGTGATCACGTAGCAAACCTAGATGAAGAAATAGACGAAGGATATAAAGAAAATGAAAACGCGAATGATGAGACAAGGTATTAAGTTTGATAGAGTTGGTGCAGATTGGCTGCCAGATATATCCCAACTGATACGAAAGAGATTAGATAATCCCAAAAGACTTAAGGAAGAGCACAACACAAGGGCTATTGGTGAGACAATCATTAGGCAGCTTTGTGATAATCAGGGCAGTGGGTTGCGCTTATCCTCCTGTGGTTCTTGTATTAGGCAACAAGCCTTTGCACATTACAACTGGGTAAAGGATGGTCACACCATAGATGGTGCAGCAAGGCTAACGTTTGCTGTTGGTGATGCGCTTGAGGCAATGATCGTTGCTTGCCTTAAAGAGGCGTGTGTTGATGTAGATATCAATACATCCTACATGGGAGACGATCAGCTTGAGGTATCTATTGAGGTTCCGTTTGGGGAGTCCGGTAAGCAGGTAGCCAACATTGTTGGGCACCCAGATGGAATGATGAATGTTCCAATCTTTAATGATCTTCTTGGTGAGCAAAGCTTGGACAAGGAGTGGGTAGTCTTAGAGATAAAGTCTATGTCTGACTACGCCTTCAAGAGGTTTAGGGCAGATGGATTAAGTAAGACAGACTCTTACTACTACCAGATTCAAGCTTACATGCTTGCTACTGGAACAAGCAGAACCTACATCCTGGCGTTCGGAAAGGCTTCCGCCGCTAAGGATGCGGTAATAACAGAACACCATTGGGAGCCCCTGTTCCCGTTGGTGGGTCAGTGGATCAAAGAAGACAAGGAGATACAACGAGAGATACAAGAAAACTATAAAACAATACTGACATCAAGATCACCATTTGATCTTAATGTTCCATTTAAACCAAACAAAAAGGGACGTATAGGCTTCCCTTGTGACTATTGTTCATATCATAAACATTGCTATCCCGAATCTTCAGAGGTAGCAGAAACATCTAAATGGCTACAATCAAGTACAAAAGTAAAACTGTACGTGGGAGAAAATGATGCTTAATCGTGTAACTCTAATCGGAACCGTGGTTCTTGAACCAAAGCAAAACAGTGCTGCAACCTACTTCACTCTTGCCACATGGAACCACTGGAACGGCAGGAAGTTTACTACCCGAACCAAGATTGATGTGTTTGGTAAGCTCCGTGAGAGTCTTCCAAACATGTCGGAAGGAGATCTTATTCTTGTTGAAGGAAAGTTAAACAACAGCAGCTATGAGAAAGGTGGACAGAAGGTTTGGGTCACGTCTGTTGTTGCCAACGTCGTGTCGCAGGTGTCTTCTTCTGGTCTGGAAAGCGGGCACGAGGTTGATAGCAATGCATTTGAAAACGCAAAGGAACCAAGCAGCTATCCACCAAAGTCAGACAACAAGAGCAACGATGGTGAAGACTTTCCATGGTAGCTGATTCCACAATGCCAGTGAAGTTCTATCCATTTGACTACAAGTCTTTTGCTATTGAGTCATTAAGGATTGAGCACGATTCAATCATGAGGGTGTTTGTTGATCCAATACTTGGCTCAGTTCACTGCATCCTCCTGGTTGATGGAAACAAGGTTCTTATCTGGCAAAGAAGAGAAAGCGAGGTTTGATGTGTATATCTTAGGGATTGACCCCGGCATGGATGGAGCCATTGTGGCTCTAGACCATAACGGTCAGTGTATTGGTAGTGTCCTTACCAAGAAGTCTTTGACTGTAAGTGTAGGTAAGGGTTCAAGGAGGGAGTATGTGCCGTCCTTTATGGCTGACGCGCTGTCTAGCTGGGGTCCCCTAAGTACCATCAAGCTCGTGGTATTAGAGAAGCAGCAAGCTATGCCCAAGCAGGGTGTAGCTAGCATGTTCAGAACTGGTGTTGGCTATGGCCTTTGGTTGGGAATACTCGCAGCCAAAGGCCTACCAACCACCATTGTGAGACCAGTAGAGTGGTCTAAGACTGTTCTAAAAGGAGTATCTGGTACAGGTAAGGACAGAGCCATTGTCGCAGCTAGCACAAGGGTTCCAGACCTTGACCTAACTCCAGGTAAAAAGAGAGTTCCCCATTCGGGATTAGCAGATGCTGCTTGCCTTGCTCTCTATGGAATAAATCAATGAAAGGTGTGCCGGTCCCCAGGCTGCAATGTTCGCGTTTAATTTTGCGCAGCCCTTTTGTCGTAGGGAAGTAAGCCTTGCGGGGCATAACGGTAGGGACCGACACTAATACTTAGCAATGAAAAGAGGATGGGGATTACTCGCTGCCCCCGTCCTCTTCTTCGCTTTCCTCTTCATCGCCATCCTCTGGGGTTGGCTCTTCCTGTGGCTCTTCGGCCTCTGTGGTGGCTTCTGCCTCCTCAGTGGTGGTGTCCCCCTTGTCTTCGTCTTCGGGGCAGCTACAGGCCAACAGAGAGATGAGAATAGTAAACATATAGTTTTCCTCCAGAGCACCGACTATCACAAACACATGGAGCGGTCTAATCCTTAGACTTCTTGGCTTCTTCTGTGATCTTTTCTATTCTGGCTTCTTGGTAGTGCTCACGCATCTCCTTTAGTCCGATAGATATTCGGCTTAAAGCAGCATCAAGCTTCTCGTACATAGGGTCAAACTTAGAGTCAAGAGCATTAGTTTTATGTATCAGTGACTCTATGGTATCTACCCGTTCGTTTCTCCAATCAGCAAGAAGCTGGTCGTGCTTATCTTGCATTGCATCTAGTCTCTTAGTGTTCTGGATGTGAATCCACATAAGAAACCCGGCAAGGATACCAATCCCGCCAAGGTCCAGTAAAGGACCAAGCAATGTCTCCTCTAGGGACACTAGCTACCAGACCCTTCAACCTGCTTAGCATCAACGTATCCCTGACCAAAGATGTAAGAGATGACGATGGCTACGCTTAGCTGCATGGCTTCTGCCATTTGAATGTCTTCTGTCATTGCCTGGGCAACAACCGGAAGCAGCGCACCAAGGAATGCAAACCAAAACTTACGACTCTTAAGCTTGTCCATCTGAAGACCTCACATGTTCTAGGACGCGGGACATTCTATCACTCATAAGATCAATAGCCTCTCGCATCTGGTGAAGCTCCCACCAAACGATTGTTGCTAAAGCAAGCGTTCCCCCACCGCTAACTAAAGTTTCAATCATTCCGCTCTCCATTACTTCTGGCCCTCTCTCATATCATTGTACATTTGAATGGCAAAATCCACCAAGAATCCAATGACTTGCGCCTCTGCCTTCTCGCCAACAATAGGAATGTTGATTCTATTATTGATCTGATCAATGACCCACTCCCTCTTCTCAGGACCAGACTTGGGAATAGGAAACATCATTTCTGCTGCAAGAACCATGGTGTCAACCAATCTGGCTAGGGTTGCCCCATCCAAATCAAACTTACGAATCCTTTTACCAACCCTACCTTTAGGCATTATTTTAATATCTCCACTAAAAAAACTATAATACAAATAGCAAAAAACGAAAGAACTACTGCAACGCTGAGTATGTCATACCATCGGATCATTGTTGTCATATATGCGAACGTACCCGTTCTTCTTATCCCAAGTAAGAACCTGACCACATTTATGTGAAGATCTATATGGAACACCTAAGCTTAGGTGTATCCAACTAGGTTCTCCTGCAGCCCACCCTTCAAGGATTAGCTGACCAAACTTAAGGTCAGACTTCTTCCAGATCCATTCCCAAGCTTCTTTCAATGGAACACCAACAACATGAAAATCACATGCGGCACCAACTACATGCTGTGAAGATGTTGATCCTCCAACAGCAGAGTTCAGGGCTGGGCATCTATACCCACTATGAACAACTACTGGAGACTTATAGTGATCACGAATAGTTTGAAGCATTTGAGCAGTATCTTTTAATGCTTCTACAACCTCTTCTGGTGGCTTTCTATTCTCAGAAAGGTATCGCCTATGACCAGTGCGAGTAAGCTCAGACAGCGTGAAGTTAGATGCGAGTTTCAACGGTCGGCCCCATAGGCATGAAGAATCAAATCATGGATGGCACTTGCCAAAGAACCAAGCTCGCCAACCTCTGGACCCTCACCATCAACGGTCAAGGTAGCCAGCAGAAACGCTTCAAGCTCGGTGTTGTCGGGATAGGCCCGGTCGCCAAGCGTGGCCAAGTCAAAGCCTTCTGTGCTGATGGAGTAGGGCATTAGGGGTGGTCCCCGCAGAGCAGCAATGAGTAATAAAACTTAGCGACACACGAGATGTCTGACCCTGGGTCCGTGTCGCCAAATGTTCCAGCGCAGATGCCAACGAACATAGGATCACTTGCTGATGCTTTGTTACCGCTCGCGTTGTTGTTCGTGGGTGAACCAGCCGAAATCGCCGGAGATGCCGTGTCAACGGCAGTGGTGCCAATACGTGACACCCACATGTTGGTGGGCGAACCCTGGAAGATCTGAAACACCCCGATTAGATCGGAATAGGCCGCCGCATAGGCTGGTGAAGCGGTGATCGAGCCGTACTGGGTGCGGCTGTTGTAGAAAATCTTTCCAGAATCATTCTTGATGCCCTGTATGACCTGCCCCCCACTGCCGTCGGGGCTTCCAGCATCGGGATTTATTTTGTTGTTAACGAGTATTCCCCAGACCGGCATGAGCGCGGCATCGGCGGGTACTGACGACGTGTCCACCCAGACCCGTACTGCGGATACTTGACCCCAGGTGTGGCCGGTGTTGATTACGCAAGAGGCATACCTTCCGGGATGCTTGTACTCGCTACTTGACCAGGTTTGGCCAGACTTCCATGTAATCGTTGTGCTGGCGCCATCATCAGCAAACGTCACATGGTTGGTATCGAGCGGATTAGTAGACTCCTGAACACCGTTATTCCTGGTCGCACCTACTGGATTTATGCGTATCCATGGTGTGCCATAGGCAGTGGTGTTGCCGGGCAGCCCGCCCGCTACTGGCCCTGGGGATCGTGACCGTCGGCTCATTGATTACGGTGCCGTGGTGGTGAATGTTGACCCGTCCCAGTACCAAGCGGTCTTTGTTTTGGTGTCTGGGTTGTAGAGCATAGGATCAAACGTGAACACGTTGTCTTTGATGACCGTATGGATCGACGGGTCGTAGTGTGAGTTGGTCGTCCAATCCACACAGCCTGTAGACAAAACCCTGCCTGTGGAGGTCTCAACGAGAACTTCGCGCAGTTGCATTAGAGTGTCTCCGTCCAGCCCATCACCAGTGCAGTCAGCGCACTCTGGGCGCCGCCGGAACCATATGTAATGTAGTAAAAACCTTTGGTGCCGCCACAAGGCATCTCGCCAAGAAATCGCTCATCCTCGGTGTCTTTCAGCGAGGCCCAAACAACGGGCGAGTCAGTAGATCCAGGCCGGACGTTGCAGACGTTTGTTGATCCTGCAGTAATGTGAAACCTGTAGATGGCCGTGTCTGCCGTCGCCGGCAGTCTCGTTGAGCAGTCAACGTCGGCACCGGAGTTGTCGCTGGCATCGCACAAAACCTCAGTGTAGTCATTGGGCACTTCCAGGTAAAAACAGCGGCGCAGGCTTGAGTTGCCGGATTGGACAAAGTTTTGAAAGTTGTTGTCACTGTGGTTGTATACCCATCCAACGCGCCTAAAGTGTGTATAGCCAGTAGGCAGGGTAGGGCTGGCAGCACTGGTACTAAAGAGACCCGCAGTCGCCTTACCATTCCCACCAATGACATGAACTGCGTACCAGGTATTGCCGGACTCGGTTCCAGTGTCGAGCTTGTTGATGCCCGTTACCGGGTCTCCGTCGATGATCACCGTGATGGTTCCGCTATTAACAATATCAACAGTGTCGGTACTGTCTCGGCACCGACCAGCCCCAATGGTGACATCCTCGGTGTTCACAAAGGTAAGCACCATGCCCGTCACAAAGCCTTCTGGTGAATGGTATTCAGTCGTGCCACTGAACGATCCTGGGCTTCTACTTCGACTCATTAGATGTCCATGCGGTTCGCGTAGCCAAAGACGTTGACCTTGTTGGCAACCGTCGCGAAGCCCTTGACCAGCAACCCATTGTGTAGCGGAAGTCCAGGCACAACCAGCACGGTTTCATTCGGCTGAATGGTTACCTTGATGTTGTCATCAACATCGGTTCCCCCGAACTCAATGGTCAGCGTGGCAGCAGACGTGTCGGTGTTGCAGGCCCAAATCCAAATCTCATCAATGTCGGTCGTACCGGTAACGGCAGTATGGATCAAGTAGCCAGCATCTGTGTTTACAGACGAACTTGTGTCTGTCAGCTTTATGCCTGTTCCTTGAGTGCTGCCCGAAAGAAGCTGCTTTGAGATAGTAGCCATGGTTAAATCCTACGAGAAAACTTGCTGATGGAGAATGTGGTCAAGGTCGTCAGCAGCAGCGCCGCCGCCAGAAGCAGCAGCCCAAACAGCATCTCCGCTACCATTGATGGTTAGAACTTGGTTCTCACTACCCTCTGCCAGAGAGGCCGGCGCGCCACTAGCGTTACCAACAATGATGTGCCCACGGTTCAGGCCATCGAGTACATTTAGCTCTGCCGCTGTAGAGGAAACCGCTGTAGCGTTCAGGACAAGCTTTCCATCGCCAATGACTACTTGGTCATTGAAGGTGGCTTTTCCGGCTTCCGACATGTCGAGAGTAAGAGCAGTGATACCCACGCCACCATCGCTGCCCTTGAATACATAGTCAGCGTCTACAATCTGATGGTCAAAAATCAAGTTTGACCCATCGCCAGACGTGGTTGAAACCATAACGGTCATTGTGTCGTTTCGTTTGAATCGCCACTTGCCCAGATGGGAGTCCAGAATGATGTCGTCGCCTGCGTCTAGGATTAGATCCCCTGTCTCGCCAGTAGCAACAGTTGTATGGCTTGCAGCCGCGACCGATAGGGTTGCAAAGCTATCAGTGTCGTAGCTCCACTTCTGCTGTGTCGTTGTAGCAAAAACCTCAAGCTTACTGTCTGGGTCTGTAACGCCCACTCCAACGCGATTGTTGTCTGCATCAATGCTTAGTGTGCCGCTGTCGACCTCAAGATCACCAGCAGTAACCGTGCCCGTATATGTGGGGCTGGTATCAAATACTGTAGGGATTCCCATCATATCTCCAGTTTACTTTGTCCAGAATACACGAGCCGAAGCTGATGCAGTTCCAGCATCTGTCTTGGCAACAACATAAACCTTTCCAGCAGTAGCATCATCTGGTCTGTTGAATGGAACTCCCATATTGAAGATTACACCACCCTTTGCAGCAGTTGTCTTCCCAGTAGTAATGGCCTGAGTTGCAGCAGGGGTTAGCGGGCGATCACCAGCAGAGTCCCACGTAAGAAACATTGTAATGCTTGCCGCAGAAGAGATGCTGGATAGCTCAAACTCAATGTGGGAAAGCGTTCCCTTTCTTGGAAAAGACTCCGAAGAAGACTCATTGGTTGTGTCTGCCTGTCCAGTGGCTACTGCGTAGCTAGTACTAAGACCGCTTCCAAAGGTAGCGTAAGAGAATCCATGTGGCTGTGGCATGTCGTGTCCTCAATAAGTGCTTGGTGTCAATCTACCGCTGCTCTGGGATGTATGGAATAACAAGCTGTTCCTTTATCTTCTGCGACTTAAGTTGCTCCTCATACATCGTTTTAACTTTTCTATCAAAAATCTGTTTTCGTATATAAGGATGTTGCTGAACGATTCTAATGCCGGTTTCAGCATCAATAAATCTTAACCATCCTGGAACTTCCTCATACTTTCCTTCAGCAGCCTCCTCTGGAGAGGCAATAGTAGACAGCATATAGACGCTTGACATAGCAGAGGCATCTCTAAAAACTCTGGACCAAGGTGAATTAGCGAAAGCCCAGTTCTTAGTTGGGCTCATTGCTATTGTTTCTGTAATACGACCAGACGAAGTTACATCGTGTCTAAGATGAAGCCCAGCCATGTCTTTTATTTGATCTGCAATCCATGGGCTTACACGACCTATACCATCGGCAATCTCAGCAACCAGCTTTCCATCAGATAGATCTCTGAGCGGAACGCCGTAGTGGGCGTGCTTCTCTGTTGCCCGCTCCACCGACATCTTGGCGACAGTATGCATTTGCCCAATGAGGCGAAACTTTGCCTCATCGCCATACACCCCAGCATTGTTCTTATCAAACCAAGTTTTTATACCAGAAAGTTCTCCAAGACCGGTAGTGATCTCAGCGAACGCCTCCATGGGAAGACCAAGACCTTCAATGTAC